AGTTATTAGCATTACGCAACAACGATAGGGAAGTATGGTTTAATACACCTACTAACAAGAAAAAAATGTTATCTGTACCATTTGGAGAAGATCCTTATGAAATGGCAGGACACTTCTTATCAAGTGATGAAGGAATTGATTCACTTAAAATGTTAGAAGCCAATATAGCGTAATAATATATTTTTGATTATTTGAAAATTAGCACAGATTTATTTCTGTGCTTTTTTTTATTATATTTGTAAAAAGATTTAATATGATAAACGAAGTTAGAAACGCAGTACTATCTATAGCGAACAAAAATAACTACGGATACATCTCTCCATCAGATTTCAATTTGTTTGCTGCAAATGCGCAAATGGAGATATATGAAGAATACTATAGTAGTTATAATAAAACTATAAATGCAGAGAATCAACGTGCATCAGGTACTGATTACGCAGACATTGAGAGTCCTATAGCTGAAACATTAGAGACATTTTTAGTTACAGATTTCTTATCTAATATTGGAGGCCATATATTTTCTGTTCCTACTCTTACTACTGTTGGCAATGATTCTTACTACATATTAAAAATTTTATGTTATTCAAATCTTGTAACTTCAGGAACTAACACATCGGTAGTAGTAAATCAACTTAATGACTCTACTGCTACTTTTATTGCAGATGGTATAGGTACAGACTATATTGTTGTAAATTTAGATACAAATAAAGTTGCTACAGTTGTAAGTGTTACTTCTGCTACTTCTATGATATTGAGTAAAGATATATTTCTTGCATCAGGTAATGATTATAAGATATTTTCTCCTGCAGTTAAAGAAGCAGACAAAATAAGTGTTGGTAAGATAACTATGCTTAACGCATCAAACTTAACAGCTCCAAATGATATTTTCCCTTCATACACACTTGAAGGTCAAAACATTAAAATATACCCTAATACTATTGATACATTAGGTCAAGTTCAAGCAGTTTACTTTAGATTCCCTAAAACACCTAAATGGACATATATTACATTGGTAAGCGGAGATCCGGCATTTGACCAATCGCAACCTGATTATCAAGACTTTGAGTTACCAAATGAAGATGGTTACAAGTTAGTTACAAAGATACTTGAGTATTGTGGTATGAGTATTAGAGAGACAGAGCTTACTCAATTTGGTATGGCTCAACAACAACACGAACAGCCTACATTTAGTATGCAACAATAATAATAAAAATAAACAGATATGGCATATTTATCACAATATGAATATTATGAAAATAATGGTAATACACCTCAAGATGCAAATTGGGGTTCATATCAATATGTTAAATTAGAAGATATAGTAAACAACTTCTTATTGATGCATACAGGGAACCACTCCTTGATAAATAATGAAGAAAGGTATAAAGTTATATTTCATGCAAAAAGAGCCATACAGGAGCTTAATTACGATGCATTTAAGGAGATAAAGATATTAGAGTTAAGTGTAGCTGATTCTTTAAGATATGTACTTCCTGATGACTATGTTAATTGGGTTCGTATATCATTATATAAAGATGGTTACTTAAGACCATTAACCGAGAACATACAAGCTATTTCGTCTAATGCATATTTGCAAGACCAACAGGGTAATATTTTGTTTGACCAAAACGGTAATATTCTTAGACCACAGTACTCTGATATTGATTACGATAGACTAATGGGATTAAAGAAAAGTATTTACCTTAATCAAGGAAATCAATTCCACGGTCAATCAGGATGGTGTATGGATGGGATATGGTATTTTGATTATGGAATTGGAGCTGCGTTTGGATTAAACACAGAGACTGCAAATTTTAATCCTACTTTTAAAATAGATAAAAAAGCAGGAGTTATTAATTTTGACTCTACTATGGCAGGAGAACTATGCATCCTTGAGTATGTATCAGATGGTATGGAGTCAGGAGATAATTCTTTAATAACTGTAAATAAGTTATTTGAACAATATATTTATGCTGCTATAAAATATGAGATATTAAATTCTAAATTTAATGTTCAACAATATGTTTTAGAAAGAGCAAAAAAAGATAGAAGAGCTTTATTAGCTAATGCAAAAATAAGAATCAGTAATATTCATCCGGGAAGACTCTTAATGAATTTAAGAGGAATGGATAAGATAATCAAGTAATATGGCAGATTTCACTAGAAATTTTATAGCAGGGAGAATGAATAAAATCGTTGACCAACGACTTCTTCCTGAAGGAGAGTATGTTGATGCTATGAATATTAGGATGGGTTCTACAGAGAACTCTGAGGTAGGTGTTATAACCAACACTAATGGAAATAGTTGGCTAACTAAATTAGCTTATACTGATGGAACTCCTTTAAGTATTAATGCTAAATGTATTGGTGCCATTCAAGATAGTGCAAGAGAAACAATATATTGGTTTGTTCATGATCCTACATTTACTGTTGGAGCTACAGATAAACTTGATTTAATTATGTCTCATAATGTATTAACTAATATAACAACATATCACGTTATTAGTATAGATGATGGGGGTGGTATAAATACAACTTTAAATTTTAATCCATCATATCTTATCACAGGTGTAAATATAATTGAAGATCTTTTGTTTTTTACTGATGATTATAATGCGCCACGATTTATAAACATAAAAAGAAACTACCCTAACCCGGTATCTAATATTGATGCTTTAAATCCTGAGTCTATTCTTGTTATAAAGAAACCGCCTGTTGAAGCTCCTATGGTGCAGCCTATAGCAACAAGTGGCCAAGAGAATTATTTAGAGACAAGATTTATTTGCTTTGCTTATAGATACAGATATATAGATGGAGAGTATTCTGCTACATCTCAATGGTCTGCTCCTGCATTTATTCCAAATCAATTTAGCTTTACTATTAGTAGTGTTTTAAATGAAGGTATGACTAATTTTTGTAACGCAGCAATAGTTAATTATAATACAGGAGGACCTTTAGTTGTTGGGATTGATTTGTTATTCAAGCAATCAGAGAATAATATAATTAAGATTATACAAAAAATTGATAAAGCAGAGGCAGGTTTTGGAGATTACCAAACTCAACAATTTACTTTTAATAATAGTAAGATATTTACAATATTAACAGAAGCAGAAATATTAAGACTTTACGATAACGTGCCTCGTTTTGCTAAAGCTCAAACTATTATGGGTAATAGATTGATGTATGGTAACTATGTTGAAGGATATAATTTGATTGATAAAAATGGCGTTCCTTTAAGACTTGAATATTCTACTAATTTAATTTCTTTACCTATAGGAAACAGTGTTCTTTTAGACGACACGGCAAATGGAATATATAACATAGACCCTTCTGAAATAAATAATCCTATTAATAACTCAATAGTAACATTTGATTTAGCAGGTAAAGACTTGGTTGAAGGTTCTTCAATAAATTTAGATATAACAATATCACATTCTTCTTTTTCAGGGACAGTTACATTTCCTGATACAGTAACTAATAATGTAGATTATAGCTTTAGTTTTTTATTAACTACAAGTTATGATTCTGTTTATGAATTAGCCACAAGTGCTGAGTTTGAAAACGCAGTAGGTACTGTTGCAAATATTTTACCTGTATCAACTAATACACCGGGAGTAGACACTTCTTGTAACGGAAGTACTTTTACAGATGCTTTCAATTGCGAATTACCTCAAAATTTAGGAACTTCGCCTAATGTTTTTTTTAAATACGGCAGTGGTATAGATGCGATATCAGAACCTATTAAAATAATAACAAGTCCTGCAAGTACTGTAATTGGTTTTCAGCTTCCTGCCATGGAATATGTAGATGATATTGATGCTCCTACAAAAAAAGTTTATGAGTATTATCAAGTAATTTATGCGCAAGCTATATTCCAAGAAATTGCAAATCCTAGAAGCCTTCATAGCAATAGAGGATACGAGATAGGTATTGTATATATGGATGAGTTCAATAGGTCTACAACTGCATTGGTGAGTCCTTTTAATGCAGAATATGTTCCTTGCGGGTATTCTACAAATAAAAATAGTATTCAAGTTACTATACCTAGTGGTTTACCGGCTACACAAAGAGCACCTGCTTGGGCAACAAGATATAAGTTTGTTATTAAACCTGATGTTCAAGGATATGAGACTGTATATAGCAATATATTTTTTGTAGATCCTGAGACTAATGAAGGTTGGCTTTTGTTAGAAGGAGAGAATATGCAAAAGGTTGAGAATGGGGATAGATTGATTATTAAGGCAGATAGTACAGGTCCAACTTTTAATTGTGTATACACTACTGTGCTTGAGAAAACAGCACAATCATCAGGTTTTCTTGAAATACCAACAGAATCAGATCCTGATGTAAATGTAAAAATTCCTGCAGGATTATATATAAAAGTATTTCCTAATAATTTTGATTTAACTCAAGAACAAAATGCAATAATAGCTCCGGGTAAAATTAGAAATTTTGCAAGTGGTGGAGACCATCTTCAAATGGCTTATCCAATGAACATAGAAGGAACAGACCCTGCTAATCCTACTTGGACTTATGTAGACTATAGCATACCTGCGGGAAGTAAAATACAATGGTATACAGATTGGAATAGACAAGGAACTCCTAGTAATTGTTCACCTAGAGGATATAATTTAGAAAAATTATATACTGTTAATTCAGATTATGACAACATGTACGAGTGGTTTATTGGAGACAATATTAAGTTAACAATAAATTCAGGAACAGATAAAGGAGATAATGAAACAAATGTATTTATACCGGGGTATAATAGAAAATTAAGTGATGACCTTTTGGGGACAGTAACTTCATTAGACACTAATAAACTTATTAACAGCACTGCCCAATTTATAACAGATGGTGTTGTTCCGGGTGTATTAGTTTCAGGGCCGGGTTCAAATAGACGAGTCTTGAATGTTATAAGTGAAACAGAACTAGAATTAAGTGGTGTTATGTTTTCGGCTATAGGTCAGGCATATAGGTTAATATGGACTAATGGCGATATAAATTTTTGGAGATTTTACAGAGACCCTGTTACAAATGAACTGCAGATTTGGTTTACTAGTACATTTAGTTGTAGAGGGACTAATTACAGACGATCTCGTAGAATTTATATTACTGCCGACATACAAGTATTTAGATCTGAAAATGTTGTAATATTTGAAACAGAACCTTCTGATGCTTTGCCTGACGTATTTTTTGAAAACGAATTGTCATTTGAAATAGATGCTGATGGTAATCACATGGGTAACATTCAAGACCAAGATATAGCAGGCGGTATTCCTGCAATTGTAGACACTCAGTTCTTTAACTGCTTTGCTTTTGGTAATGGAGTTGAGAGCTATAAAATTAGAGACTCTATAGTAGGTAAGCCTTTTAATTTTGGAGAAAGAGTAACTACTGTTGCTGCTCAAGATTACAAAGCTGCCGATAGGTTCTCTGATATTACTTATAGTGGTATTTATAATGGAGAAAGCAATATAAATAAACTAAACGAATTTAATGCAGGGTTATCTAACTTTAAAAATTGTGAAGCATCGTTTGGAGAGATATCTTTATTAGATGGAAGAAATACAGATGTTCTTACTTTGCAAGAGGATAAAATATCTTACGTTTTAGCAGAGAAAAACTTATTATCGGATGCAAGTGCCGGAGGTATAATTACAGCCACTCCTGAGGTTTTAGGAACGCAAATAGCACGTACTGAGAAGTACGGAATAAGTTTTAATCCTGAGAGTTATATTCAATGGGGATTTGATAGATATTTTACAGATGTAAAACGTGGAGCTGTTATTCAATTAAAAGGAGGAGATTCTCAAAACGAACAATTAGTTGTAGTATCTGAAGCCAATATGAGAACATGGTTTAGAGATACGTTTAACGCTTCTTTTAACACTCAAAAGTTAGGTGGTTTCGATCCTTATATGAATGAATATGTTTTATCATCAAACGACAGATTATTGCCTGTAAATCCTCAGTGTTTAGCTTGTGGTGTATCTCAAACATTTACACTATCACTTGCTCCTCCTGATATATTAAAAACATTTGTATATTGTGTAGATTTAGGTCCTCTTGTTGGTCTTACTGAAATTAGTTGGAACTTTATAAATATTGAAGCAGGTAAAACCCTTACAGTAAGTGTAAATTACAATGGAGTAGTTGTAACTTCAGTACCAACAAATCTAAGTGGAAGTATTTTCTTTAATAAGGATAATGTATCTATTGAAACTGCTGAAATTACGTTAAAATATACAGGAGATATGGTTGTTACTATACTTGCTAATTGTGTTCAGTCAGAGCCAATGACTATAATTGAAGTTGTACTAACGAACAACTCTGATTCAGGGAAAACAATACATACTCAATATAGATATGAAAACGGAGATTTTGTAGGTCCACTTTTATCTAATTTAGTATTATTTGCAAGTGGAACATCAAGTCCTCTTGTTTCAAGATATAATGCCACATCGGGATTTGTTGGAACAGGTGGTTTCCCTCCTGAGTTTAGCGATATGAGATTATTAACAAACGCTATAGTTCCTGATAATTATGTATTTAATATAGCTCAAGATAAATTTAGGTTCTTAAGAACATCTACATTGTATGAAAACAACAGTGTAGATATGAATGCATTAGTGTCAGCATCTACTATTGCTACTCCTAATGCAGGTGCTGCTCCATTGTATTATGTAGACTTTGTGGTTCCTGCAAGTTCAAACGGAGAGTATCTATATTTAATTTGGGACTTTAGAGATTTTGTTCTTGTAGAACTTTGTTTTGCATTAAATGTTATAGATGCTTGTTGTGATTGTACAAATGGAGATTATTATATTAACACTTCTTCATTTAATACAGCAACAAATGTGTTTGTAGATTCAGAGGGCAGTTATATTACTGCACCAAATGGTTTCTATTCAATAGATGGTATAGTTAGAAAATTGGTTGATGGAGTTTTATTACCTCAACAGCCTTGTAATGCTTGTTCTACAGAAGTGTCTTTATGCTTTGGAATATCAGCAATAGATGTATGTTGTGCTTGTAATATTACATGTGAATCTCCAAGTAATACATTTTTAGTATCAAATCCAACTCTATCTAGTGTGTTAGTAGGATTTTATAACTCAAGTGGAATTTACGAAGAACAATCTTTAGGTGCAGAAAGTAATGTGTATATTTGTAGTGTCGGATATCCTACTTGTAGTAATGTATTTGTTACAATAGAATTTGATTCATGTGGATGTCTTTTATAATAAATAGAATATGGCAATAAATTCAACATTTTATTTAAACGCAGCTGATTTATCATTAGCCACAGCAGTATATTTAGATTCAAATCTTTTAAATATAGCTCCTGATGGATTCTATTCAGATGGAACAATATCAAGAGAGCAGTCAGGAGGAGTACTTTTGACTGCTGCTCCTTGCCCTACTTGTGAAGTTCAGGTACAATGCTTTGAAGGTATTTGGGAAGAAGGAGATCCGGCACATCCTAATGGAGGAAGTATTACTTATATAAACGCTGATGGGGATATTGTAACACAAAACAATATATATTTAGAAAATTATGTATCTATATATTACTTAGAAATAATATCATTTGATGGACTTTCTCAAATAAATTGTGGAGAAATTGGACTTACTCTTTCTTACAGAAGTGATGGAACTTCAACTACAGTTGATATTTGTAATTTAGAAACTCCTGATGTTGAGTTTTATATACTTGGAAACGCAGGATGTGTTATTGAGACAGGAAACATAGCATGTAATACTGACAATCTATCAAATCCATTTGATGGAGGAGATTTGTATTACTTAGCTTATGTAGCTATCTGTGATCCATTGACAGATACTTATATTATTCAAATAAACTCAGTAGGATATATAACAGTGATAGATGTTTGTGAAGCACCACCACCATAAAAATAAACCATGACATATACATTATCATATAGCGAAGCAGTTGCAGGTTGGGTATCTTTTTACTCTTACGAGCCTGATTGGATGATTGGAATGAATAATTATTTCTACACCTTCAAGGGGGGAAATCTTTATAGACACAATACCGGTGTGGCTAGAAATACTTTTTATCAGGAATGGTGGGATAAAGTAGACCATGTAGTGCCTCCGAATAAATCACTTAATGCGTTTAAGCCATCGAAAGTTACTAGCGTGTTTAATAATGCTGTACTTGAGAACAAATTATTTAAGACCATAAATCTTGAAGGTGATGCTCCTTGGGGAGTAACTCTTCAGACAGACTTACAGTTTTCAGGTTTTATAGACCAATCTTGGTTTGAAAAGAAAGAGGCATCTTATTATGCTTTTGTTAGAAATAACTCTAATGGACAACTTGCACTTAGAAGTGTAAATGGTATCGGAAATAGCTTAACAGTTGTAGGTAATGGAACAAATAACGCTCAAGTAAACTTTAGCATCAATCCATTGGTATCTATTGGAAACATTATAAGTGTTGGAGACTATGTTTATTTTGGAGCAAATCTTCAATTTGCAGGACCTGTAATTGATATAAATATAGACTATCCATCGGGTTTAAACCAAATCGTTGTAAACAATAATATGCTAACTCCATTAACTACTCCAATACCGGGAAATGTGAATTACTTCTTATTCGTGAAAAATTCAGTAGCTGAATCGCATGGCGTTTTAGGACATTATTGTACATTTACACTTGAGAATGGATCTAATGGAAAAGTTGAGTTATTTTCAGTACAATCAAATGTAATGAAAAGTTTCCCTTAAATTTAATATCTTTGTGTCGATATGGAATTAACTATTAGAAATCTTAATGAAAGTGATTACCACAACATCTTAGTAGATTGGTGGGTTCAATGGGGTTGGGAGCCGCCTAAAAGAAACTTTCTTCCCGACAACGGCACAGGTGGTATTATTGTATATGATGGAGAAACTCCTGTGTGTGCAGGATTTATATATGTTACAAATTCAGATGTATCTTGGGTTGATTGGATTATATCAAACAAAGAATATAAGATGAAAGACAAAAGAAGAGAAGCTATTATTTTATTAATTTCATCTCTTAGTAATATCGCTAAAAATTCAGGCGCAAGTTACGCTTACGCTCTTATAAAAAACAATAGTTTAATAAAAACGTATGAAGACCTTGGATATGTCAAAGGAGATACATACACAAGTGAAATGATAAAATTATTATAATATGGCACTAGCAACAGCAATAGCAATAGGAGGATTAGCTATATCGGCAGGATCAACAGTTATGTCTTTTATGCAAGCAGCAGAACAAAGTGGACTACAAAGACAAGCAGAAGCTAAAGCGAAGAAAGCAATGGCAGATGCTCGTAGAAGACTTGAGATAAATTATGCTAAAGAAAGAGGAATCAAAAAAGAACCATTCGAACTACAGAGAGAGTCACTTTTATCGGCAGGTTCTCAAATTATTCAAGCAGGTCAAGAGTCGGATAGAGGAGCTCAGACAACAGCCGGTAAGGTATATATGGCTCAGAACGAAGCTCAAGGAGCTATAAGAACTGCTATGGGTGAAGAGCTTACCGATATTGAAAAAGAGATAATAGACGAAGAAAGCCGTTTAAGAGACTTAAATGTTCAATTAGATTTAGGAGAAGTTGAAGGTGCTCAGTTAGCGGCAAGAGACGCTCAAGAGGCTAAAGCACAATACATGGAGGCAGGGGTAAAAGGAGCCGCTGATACACTTCAGATGGGTCTTAATACGGTTAAATTATATGGAAACGGATCAAAAGATGGAAAAGACGGAGCAGGTGGAGCAGATGGAGCAGGTGGAGCAGGTAATAAAAAAATAGTACAAAATGAAAATAGAGATAGAAGATCTAAATCTCAATACGATCCATTTAATTTATATAAAAACCAAGATAGTTTTGGCGAATACATTTAATATAGAATAAATTATGGCAGGAACATATTATGGTTATGCAGAAAGGAATGCAGATGCATACGTTGATTGGCGTGAAGTAAGTCAGTATACTACTGACATGCTTGATGAAACCATGAAACTTCGTCAAGAAAAGAAAGATGCTTTAGATAAAGTTGCTAGAGATGCTTTAAAATTTGCTGCAAACGCGCCTGTTGGCGCTGATGTTAGCGTAAGAAAAAAAGCATTGCAAATGTCTGATATGGTTAGCAAGAATATATTAATGATGAAGAAAAAGATGGAGGCCGGTGATTTAGACCCTAGGGATTGGCTTATATACCAACAAAACGCTTTAGATACTATTGATTTAAGTTTTAATGCATTCAAAATCTATCAAGAAGATTATGGAAGCACAATGGAAGGTATAAAAAATAAAGAGTTATCTGTTCTTACTGCTGAAAACATTGGCTTCGCAGAAACCTATGGAAACTTAGAAACATTAGGATTTACTATGTCTCAAGAAGGAAATATTATGATGGGGAAAGAAGTGGAAACTGAAGTTGATGGTCAAAAAGTAAAGAAATTAGAGAATATAACTTCTGTAAATGCTTTAAATGGTTTGATAGCCAATAAGATAAATCACAATAAAATAGAAGACCAAGTAAACACTTATGTGAAATCATTAGGTGTAGAGAAGAGAGCTAAAGCTATCAGTGCTACATATAATAAGCAAGGACAAGTTATGACTATTGAAGATATAAGGTCAAGAAAAAGTGAGGATCCTGCAGCTTTTCAATTTAGAGAAGCAGAATTAGAGCAAGCTAGATCAATGATTGGTGAGCCATCAAATATAGCATCAATATTAATTGATACTAAAAAAGTTGCAAGTAATGGTAAAGCATATACCACTACAAATGATGAGAATGAAGCTAAAAGAGACCCTAGTAAAATATTAAGAGTTTTTATTCCTAACCAAGGATATAATATTGTAGTATCTAAAGAACAAGAACAAGATGCTATTGATTTTACTCTTAATAGAATGAGAGAGAGATATAAATACGAGGAAACAATAGATATTGGCGGTCAAATACAAGACCAAAGGAAAGTTCCTACTCAAGCAGATGTAGATAGAGGAGTTTTACAAAAACAAAAAGAGAATATAGCATCATCTTGGGGTAATATATTTAAAGCAACAACTCCTGAAACTAAAAGAGCTGAAGCAGAAGCTATAATAGGTTCTGATTTGTCTAAACAGCAAGGATTGATAGATATGGACTTTACTGTTCCAAATAAAATAACATTTATTTATAGCGATCCTGTTAAAAACAGAACTATAAATTACGATTCAGGTAGAACAACTCTTAGACAATGGAACCAACTTGGGAATGAAGTTCATGGAATTGACAATATTGATGAGGTAATGAAACGTAATCAAGGAGGAAATCCAAATGCGGTAATGAGCGAAGATCAAAGACAGTTTGGTGGAGTAAAAGTTGGAAGACAAGTACAAGCAAGTAATGATATTGACTATACAGATGATGTAACAAAATATGTTACTAAAAATACTCAATCTAATATAATTGAAAATAAAGCAAGAGCTACATCTAAAAAATTAGAAACAATATATCGTAAATTAGGATATACATTTGAAGCTAAAGAAGATACAGGATTAGGAATTACAGACCAAATTAAAATAAAAGCTCCTGATGGCGTAACTTCAGATTGGATTGATGTAGATAATTTAGATAATGTAGATTTTATTAATCAATTTATTATTGACCATTCAGCGGGTCAAAATTACAGTAAAGTTTGGCCAAACAAAACAACACAATCAGGAGGAACAATACAAGGAGGAAACCCAAGATAAAAAACAAATTATGCCGGATTTAAGACAAGCACTTAGAGATTTTGTAGCCACCTCAAATAGTGGTAAGTACGCTGACGAAGAAACTTTAATGTCAAAATTTCCTGAATTAAAAGGATATGATATTCAAGTTTTAAAAGATTTCGTGGCTACTTCAAATAGTGGTAAATATAAAACTGAGAATGAATTATTTTCTAAATTTCCTGAATTTAATTTAGGAGGAGCTATTGCTCCAAAAAAAAAAGATTCTTTGGCATCAATCGAACAGCAGGAACCTCAAGCAGGTACTACGGTATCACCTTCGGCAGATGGTTCATCGGTTACGCCACCTATTAGCAACAAAAAGTTTAGTTTAACTACTCAAGACTTAAATAATATCAATAAAAAACAACCGACAGATATGTCGGGAAATCCTTTATTGCCTAATCAAAAAGAACCTAAAAAAATACTAGAAAAGATTTATAAAGAGAATAAAGCTTTAGAGATAGAGAGAAAAAAATACGGAGATATATTTGATAATCAATTAAATATTAAACCAAGGGTAGATGAAAGCCAATATCTTAAAGATAGATTAAGTTCTATAGATACTGAGTTAATTAATAAGACAGAATCATTTGTTGTTCCAAAACTTCAATATCAATTCGGAGACTTAGGATTTAAGTTTGAAGAAGCAAGAGCCGGAAGAGACTATGTAAAAGCAATAGCTCCTAATGGAAAGACTATTGAAATATCATTAGATAATTGGCAAGATGAAACATCAAAATCTGAATCTGAAGTTCTTAAAAAATTCATAAAAGATAATACACCCGCCAAGGGGCTTTTTGTTCTTGAAAAAACAATGAGAGAACAGGATAAAAAATTCAACTCTGAAAAGCAAGTAGACGATTCTGTTAAAATTATTTCTAATCAAGTAACTGCCTTAAATGCAAAGCAAAAGCAATTTTTAATTAAAAAATCTCAGTTTGAAAAAGAAATAGCTAATTTATCGTCAAATACTAATCAAGAAAAATTAAATGAACTAGAGCAACAAAGATTATCTTTAAACGAAGAAATAAAATCTATTCTTCAAGAGGAAGAAACAATAAAGCAAAAAAGTAAAATATTAGATGCTGCTGTAGGAAAATACTCTATAGCAAAATCAAAACAAGGTAGTTGGGGAGGAGCTATTTGGAACTCTATTAATGAAGGGTTTAGTAGTATATCTGCAGGTACATCAAGTCTTGTTACTGATATAGCTACAGAAATAGCGCCTGCAGGATTTGGTTTGAGTCCTAAAGATTTAAAAAATGCGTCTATTGATGTTGCTAAAAAAATTGGTGTTAAAGGACCTTCTGAAAATCAAACGGTAGAACAGTGGAAAAAAACTCTTACTGAAGACCAATTAGATGATTGGGAAGATGGAATTGATGACTATATCAAAAAAGATATAAAGTCAAGAACACTTCCATATATAAGAATTGGTAATAGAGAGATATTAGGAGATGCAGCTACTACAAAAGAATTCTCTGACTTAAAACAACAAGGATTTTGGGGAGGTGCAATATTGGGTGTTGCAAAGTCATTACCGGCTATGATTGGAGGAGCAGGACCCGCAGGTTGGGCACAAAGAACAGCGCAGATGTATACTCAAATTGCAGATGGATTGGCTGTAGAGATGGAGAACAATCCTGAGTTTGCAAACATTACAGAAAACGAAAAATTAGCAATTACTTTACCAATTGGTATTACAAGTGCTGTATTAGAAGCTTATGGTTTAAGAAATATAATGGCAAGCAAAGGAGTTATAACTAGCCTTACTATGTCTGCATTAGGTAGAGCAGGAACCGGTGTTACTGCGAAAACTTTTAGAGAGTTAGTAGAGAATGAAATTAAATCTAAGTTAGGTAGAGGTTTACTTATTATGACTGCCGCAGGTGTTGCTGAATTTGAAACAGGAGCCGCTCAAGAAGTTACAGAAACAGGATTCAAAGTTCTGTATGACGAAATCAAGGGTAAGGATATGTTTAATACTCCTGACTCTATATCAGACTTTATTAGAAACGTTGCAGTGGCAGGTGCTCAAGAAGCTGTTGGAGGTTTTGTTTTAGGTGTACCTTCAGGAATAAGTGCTGCTTATTCTAAAAAAGGATTCTTAAAGATGGATAACCTTACATTTGAAACATTTGCCAATATGGCTAATGATACCAAGCTTCAAAGCGCATATATTGCAAGTTTAAAAGAAAAAATAACTCAAGGAATAATAACAGAGAAAGAAGCTAAAGAACGACTAAATAATTATAGAAATTCAGTAGGTCTTTATAGACGATTACCTGATGGTTTAACTACCGAACAGCAAAAAGAAGCTATGAATCTCTTAAAGGAAAAAAGAGACTTAGATAATTTTGTTGAAGGTAAAGATCCTGCGTTAGTTGTAAAAGCAAAAAATAGAATTACAGAGATAAATAATGAATTAACTAATCTAAGTGAAAAGCCATCAGCTGAATACATTATTGACGATAAACAATATACAAAAGATGAGTTCCTTAATGAGTTAAAAGATAAAACTCAAGAGGAATTGAAAGCTATGAAAATTGTGGTTAATAATGACCAAGAAACAATGAATAGTATTAACGAAAAATTTAAAACAAATGCCATTCAAGAGCAAACAGCAGATGAAAGCGTGCTACGCACAGAACAACCCGAATTGGGATTGCAAGAAGTGGGCGAAGGAAACGCCCAAGGTGAAGTCGTTACCGAGCAAGGTACGCAAGAAGTAACTCCTTCTGAAACTATCACTACTGCTCAAGAAGTAGTAGGTATACCTGATGAAGTGTCGCAACCAATTGAGTTGTCTGTAACTCCTGAAGCACCTGTTACTACCACACAAGG